ATTTACCGGCTTGAAAGTTACGGTTTTAATCGTTCCGTCAGCGTTCCAAGACTTAGCAAATATTGCACTCATGTCCTGCATCGGAAAGAACGCCGCCGAACCATCCATAGGCACATCATTTGCCGTTATCATTTCCACAGACTGCACCACGCGCCCATTTACGCCACGCGGCATCTGCTGTTGAAGCTGATTTACTGGCTGAACCTGTTCTATCTGCGGTTGCTGCATCCGCGTCTGTTGAAAGTATGGATTGTACCCATACTGCGGATATGCTTGCTGGATATTATAGTTCATGCTCTGATAAGGATTTGGTTGCATAGTCGATTCCCTCCTTCTCTAAAACCTCCTGCACCGCCCGAACCATAACGGACTGATAAGTAAGAGGTATCTTCATTACATCTTCACGACTGAAAATTTTCTCTAGGACTTCATCTGAAAACATTTCCATCAACCTCCTTCTACCTATATTTTCGCATAAAAAAAGAGCCAAAAGTGTCATCTTTCGCTCAACTTTCTGTCATATATTTTTTTGTTTTGTATGGGGCTTTTCTACACCAATCTTACACCACTACACCAATTTTACACCAATTTTCTAAAAATTATTCATTTGTTTTGAAAAGTTATTCAATGTTTATCTTTTTTGTATGAATTGCTCAAAACCGTTGAAAATAAAGTTATTAACAATGTTTTTAAAGTTATAGCAAGATATTTTCATTTTGAATAAAAATTTCAATATCATTTCATTCCCAAAATGTATATACTTATTAAAAACATTGATAAAACAAGGTGTTCTATATGTATTTTTTATTTCTACACCAATTTCTACACCAATTTTAAGTTTTTTTCTATTGCTTCGATTTCCTCCAGTTTGGATTCATCCGTTACATGAACATACAAATTCATCGTCATTTCAATTTTGCTATGACCTAGGATTGCTTGCAGCGTTTTAGGGCGCATACCACTTTCTATACATCTCGTAGCGAATGTGTGCCTTAGCAGGTGAATTGAGAACTTTCTCATTCCCAATCTATTGCAAATAGCATATATTCCTTGATTATACGCTGACTTTTGAATTAGATTTCCGTTTTTGTTCAGAAAAATATAATCTGCATACTGGATTGGAATAATTTTGTTTTGAGAATTCTTCTCTTTTTGACTATATAAAATATTGACAGCTTCTTTTGTAAGCGGTATCTCCCGATGCCCGCTTTTTGTCTTTGGTTCTCCGATTACAAACCCTTGTTTCGCGACCTCCGATGCGCTTCTCTGTATTTTTATTTTTCGATTTTTAAAATCTACATCAGACCACTTTAACGCAATCAATTCTCCAACCCGAATCCCGGTTTGCAGCACAAACGCATATCCATTATAAAATGATGATTTTTCTGATTCTTTTAAGAAAGTTTTTTGCTCATCAACAGTTAGTGCTTCTCGCGCTTCTGTTTTTTTACCACCAGTTGCTTTCACATTCCTTCTTACAGGATTTCTTTCTATTAAATAATTTTCGACAGCACATTCAAAAACACTCCACATTAAATCTCTATGCACCTTAATGGTAGATGTCTTATGCCCTTCATTCATCATATTTAGTACTTTCTGACAATGAATCGGCTTTACGTCTTTTAATTCCATATTCCCAATAATTGGAGAAATAGAAAAGCTCCACATACTTCTGTAGTTTCTTTCTGTTATAATTCTTATGCTATCTCCCTTTACTTCATTTATCCAGTAGTCAAACCACGCATCGACTGTTGGAGAGTCAGAAAAGAACACATCACCATGTTCATCCTCAAACTGCGCATCTGCCATCCATGCCCTGCATTCCTGTAGCTTATGAAAGTATTTCTGCTTTCGTTTTCCCGATTTTGTTGTAAAACGTCCTGTATACATTCCGTCTTTTCGTTGGCTGATACCAACGCCTAATTCTTTACCTCTAAGGTCTTTTCCCATCGTTACACACCCTTTCATTTTGAGAAAAGCCCCATACAGCTTCATACTACCATACAGGGCTAATTTTTGTCTATATCTCAACAGCTTTTTCAATAAACTTGTCGAATTCCTTTCGCTTAATGAGCTTTCTGTTCCCGTTTGTAAGAGCAAAAGTGCATCTTGGGTTATTCGCAAGTTTTCTGAGCGTTGCCGTTCCGATATTGCTATAGGCGGACGCTTCATCAATCGTCATTGTAACTTTCTGCCAAATCGGCACTTCTGGTTTCGACATATCCTCAATCCTTTCTATTTTCTTATAAAATTTTCCTCAAAATACGATTTACCGTAGATGATGATATTTTCATCGTGTCCGCTATATAATCAATAGGGGAACCGTTGCTGGACAGTTGAAATACCATCATCTCATCCTCGGTAAAATTGGCGTTCTCTATAATTTTTCGCAATTCTGGCTTTGTCAAATCTCGCAAAGCCAATTAAGAGTACCCCCTTTATGTATTCTCGTTAGACCAAAGCAATTTCTTATTCCCTTTCTTGTCGGTCTGAAAAATAGTATCCTCAGTCATTTCGATTCCAATTTCAGCCTTTACCACTTCCTCAATATCATCAAGACAAAGGTGCTTATCCCCAACATCAGCCCATAACTGTTCAAAAGCAACCAATGCCTTTGCGCACCGCTCCGGACCGAAACCAAATTTATCATGCAGGACCAACAGCATAACCAGTTCCATTTGAGAGCCTAAGCCATTATTTATGACTTTCTGCATATTCTCGATAGCCTCTGTCTTTGCTTCTTCAATGATTCTTTTCTGCTTTTGATACCGCTTTCTCTTTTCAATCTGATTCAGATTCATCTTTTACACCACCTTCGCAAGCCACAGAAAGAAATTTGTCCACCCTTTTCTGCGCTTCCGGCGGCAGATTTTCGTAAAAGTTTATTTCCCCTGTTTGGTATCCGCATCTTACTTTCATTCTCTCCATAGCCTTGATGGCAAGAAATGCACCGTTGATAGCTACATGGTATGCGGCAGGCAATCCGCTTTCCTCATCGCGCGCGTCATGGTCTTTCTGGTAAGCGACCGTATGCCGTAACAGGGCGGCTAACAATCTATCGTCAGAAATATTGCGCCATGATTCGATACCTTCAATACCGTATTTCTCAACGGCAAATTCACGAACCCTTGCTAATGGTTCTAAAATCTCCAATGGGACAAGATTAAGTTGTGCTTTCCCTTCATCAGATTTTACGATTGGCGTTTTCATAAATCTTCCTCCGTTCTGGTTTTTATCTGATACTCATTGCCTTTATTTTCTCTAATTCTGCATGAACGGTGTCCATAACAGAATCATCCACTACTCTTTCTTTCTTCTCCCCGCCCTCAATCAACAGCTTGCTTTTTTCGTCAAATGCCGCGGACAACTGATTGATTCTGCCCTGCATCTCGATTCTGGCAGGATTTTCTTTATTGGAAAGCAAATTCCGCGCTTCTGTCGGCAGTTTTGCGCTCTCATCTTTCTGCATCAGTACAAGCCTGTAAGACCGCTGAAAATTACTCATAACTACTGTCTCGTTATATTCTTCATCCGTAGCCCAAATATGTAGCTGCTCTGGTGTTCCGATTGCACGCTGGATGATGGCAGGCAGTTTCAAAAATTCCTCGGTATATCGGTATCCACTATTCCTAATCGCCATGCTGACTAACGCCCACGCTTCCATTTCATTTAATTCCTGCGGTTTGCTAACGGAATGAACCATATCAACCAACTGTCCGATTGTCGGTGCAAATCCGCTTGTGTCAGACAGGATATAGGATTTCAACGCAACCGAAATCTGCTGATATGTATAATCTGAAAGCATCATTCCCCAAACCTCTGTTGTCTCTGCAATATTCGATGGTCTGAAATTCTGGAAACAGTTACACATGATACGCAGGATTTTCTTCGTTTCCTCTTTTGTCAGCACAAAACACACCCCCTAAAAATTCCAGTTTATATCGCTACTGGAAGCCTTCCCGATTTTCTCCCAAACAATACCTTGATATCCGCTTGAAATGCTTTCATTTATTGCTGTAGATACCGCCGTATCTCCGTATTGTGTTGATTTTTCGGATATTGTTTTTAAAAGTGTCCGCAGACCTCTTTCTTTGTACTTGAAATTTCTCTCTCCCTTGTATGCAATCCAATCCTGCACCGATTCCAACAAGTAATCGGAAATAGCAAACTCGGAAACCATGTCATTCAGCATATCCGCAGAAGATACTTTCTTTACAGAAACGGAAGGAATACTTTTCGGTTCTTCTTCCGTCTGGCAATTATCCGCACCGCCTCTAACCTTATTTACCGTATCCATAACGTACCGCCTAAAATCATCAGACTTAATATGCTTTGCCACATTCTCAACTCCTGCAAGGGTTTTCTCTGACTTGCTCCAGTTGTACTTGTACCATTTGAGAATCAAGACTTCCTTTGTTTCCGCACAGTACCGAATCACGCCATGCACATTTTCAAAACGCCTTATCAGCCTTGAAATTGTATCCTTCGTGTATCCTGTATGGTGCGATATTTGATTAAAACTTACCTCATAGCAGCCACATATATTCGTCTGTGGGTTTGTCAGAAGATAAGCATAGAAATACTTATCCTCTGGCGTGAAATCATCCTCGACCTTGTTATCCGTCCAAAACGAGGTATGAAGGTTCCTGTATAGACCCATGTAATCACCACCTATACTAAGTTAAATGCTTTAATAGCTCCTCCTCCGGCAGATGCCGCTTGATTGTCTCGTCAATTTCGCTCATGGTTCCTCCTTGATCACGATTCCCAACTGTTCCCCCAGCCAATCCAGACCCGCGCGGTTGAA